TGATCACTCTCGCGCGCCGGAGCGGCGAGGTCGAGACCGTGCAGGCGTTCGTGGTCTACGAGGGAGATGATTTCGAGGTCAAACTGGGCACGCGCCCCGAGATCGTCCACAACCCGCGTTACGATGGCGACCGCGACCCGTCCAAGGTGCGCTACGTCTACGCCGTGGCCAAACTGCGCGGCACGGAAACGCCGATGTTCGACGTGATGACCCGGTCGGAGGTCGAGGCGGTCCGGCGGCGGAGCAAGAGCGGCGCGGCTGGGCCCTGGGAGACGGACTGGGCCGAGATGGCCCGCAAGACGGTAGTGCGCCGCCTGGCTAAATATCTCCCAATGAGCGTCGAGATGGCGAAGGCCGTCTCGCTCGACGCCGGGGAAGGCGAGGTCTACACACCGGCGGTGCTGGAGGGCGACGTCGATCCAGCGACGGGCGAGGTGATCGAGGCCGCGCCGGAGGCTAACGGAAAGGAGGCCGGGCGATGACCGACCGGTACCGAGTCGCGGGTCTCTATATGCGGGCGTTGTGCGCCTGCGTGGGGATGATCTGCCTCGCCTGGGTGCTGACTGCGTTCGCGCGCAAGCCGGATGCCGGCCCGCAGGTCGTAACGGTTACGGTGACGCGCCCAGCGGATGTTGGGCCGACACTGAAACAGCTTTTGCCGCCGCTGGAGGTGGCGAGATGACATGCCGCGAATGGAGTCGCGGGGATAGGAGGGGTTGAAACCGACCATCCTAGAGCAGTAGGCACCCGGCGTGGGACCATCATGGGGCTAGTGAGACACCCGCGCCGGGGACGAGGACAGGGCGCCCATATGCTGACGTACCAACCGACCTCGACGGGGCATTGTGAGGCGCGAGCAGGAGGAGGAGACGATGAAACCCGGCGATTTGGTGGTCCACACGCGTCTCGGCCTGCGCGGCAGGGTCGTGGCAGTGCGCACGGAGCCGCGCGTGACGAACACGATCACAATGCAGGTCGAGGACGCGACGATGGTGACCGTTGGGATGCCCTGGCGCGGAGAATGGGACGTCTGGGCAGATGATCTGGAGGTGGCCGACCCTGATCCGTGGGACGTAGATACAGAGCCGACGACTATACGAGTAGGCAGTGTGGTCCGACATAATGCGACCGCCCTATTGGGCCGCGTGACAGGCGCGATGCGGACGACGCGCAGGATCGGGGAGAGGAACTTGCCATTTGAGACGCTCTCGGTGCAACTCCTACCAAACCAGACTACGCTCTGGTGGACGGACGAGGTTGAGGTGGAGGACAAACCGGGAGGCAAAGCATGAAACCGGGCGATATGGTTCTCTGCGGGCCGGACCGCGTTCGGGCGCGCGTCGTGCGAGTGAGCAGCGCGCCGCGCAGGAGCAGCGACGGTGACCTGATCCCGCGCCCCGCGACGATCGTCGTCTGTGAGATGCCGCGGGGTGCCCATTGGTCCTACTGGGAGGAACATCTGGAGTTAGTGGAGCCCTATCCCCCAGGAACGAACGACACTGGCGGACCGATGCAGGTGGGCGACGTTGTCCGCCACAGAGCGACCGGGCTACGTGGCCGGATTGAGTCTGTTACGCTAAGGTCTCGACAGACTGCTGCAGGAGCAGAGGAGTATCGGGTGCTGTTCGTCGCGCTCGAACCCGGACAGCACGCCGTCTGGTGGGACAGCGCAATCGACGCGTAGGCGGAGGATCAAGGAGACGCTTAGGATGGCGCGACGGACGAAGGCGAGTGAGCCGGTTCCGGTGACCGAGGCGATTGCATACCTGCGCGTTTCGACCGCCAAGCAGGCCTCAAGCGGCCTTGGCCTCGAAGCGCAAAGGACGCGCATTGAGGCCTATTGCAAGGGGCGGGGCTGGAAGCTGGTCGAGACCTACACCGACGCTGGAGTATCGGCGCGGACGCTGGACAGGCCGGGCCTGGCTGCCGCGATTGCAGCTCTGCGCCCTGGCCGTGCGATCGTGGCTCTGGGATTGGACAGGCTGACCCGCACCGCAAGCGACTTGGACGAATTGCTCGCCCGCATTCAGGCTACGGGCGGCGAGTGGGCCGTAGTTGAGGGCAACTACGACACCACAACCGCGATGGGCCGTTTCATGGTGCGGGTAGCGTCGGAGATTTCCAAGATGGCGCGCGATATAGTCGCTGAGTCCGGCGACTGCGGCCTGCCTGGTCTAGTCTGGCACCCCTGCAGCGAATGCCTGCCAGAGACCCGTGGGCGCGTGCTGGTGACCATTGAGCGCCGCGGGCAGCGGTTCACGGCGATGGCGGCGTACATCAGTGGCCAGTGGTACCTCGACGGGTTCGAGCGACTGACCGCGCGCGTGCTGGCGTGGGCGGAGCAGCCGAAGCCGTGGGACGGAGATACGGAGGAGCACGATGCCTGAACTGAAATGGAACAGGAGCGCAGATCGGCTACCGGATAGCCCGGGAGTAAAACTCGTGACTGTTCACGGAGACCACTCGGGCCGGTTCGTGATTCACGCGGCCTACATCGACGGGTTCTGGTACAGCGACGGTTTCGAACCGTATGAGCTACCGATCATTGCATGGGCGGATTGGCCCGAGCCGTGGGACGGAGAGGTCGACGATGGACCCGGGCGATAAGGTCAAACACAAGAAGATTGGAATCGTTGCACGCGTGGAATCGACCCGGTTTGGGCTACGCGAACCGAGTGACACGCGAGGTGATCCGTCCGAGCCAGTGGAGTATGTAACTGTACGCCTGCCATGGTGCCGGTGGGTGGAGTGGCCGGCCTCCGAGGTTGAACTGATCCAACCCGCGCCATTCGGCGGACTGTTCGATGACGATGAGGCGTAGATCGGCATTGACATTCGGCCCGCCATGCATTACAATGTGACCGACAACCAGAGGCGTTGGCAGCGCTAGGACACACAGGATTGCTGGCCCTAGAGAGGGCCTGGATTCGCCGACCTCGACCTGTGCGGGGACTGCCAACCAGGCGTACCAGGTTCTCTCTAGGGTCAGTTTTTGTTTGTCTGTTTGTTTTCAGGGAGGAAGAGATGCCTTCGGTAGTTCAGGTGGACCGTATTCGCGATGCTCTCCGTTGTGACCGGCCAGGTTGCAGTTGCCGATCCCCCAGCGGGTCCGTTCACTGTCCGGCGCACGATGACGGATCGCCCAGCCTGAGCGTCAGCGAACGCAATGGTACTATACTAGTCCATTGCCATGCAGGATGCTCACAGGAGGCGGTGGTGGCCGCGCTCAAGGCGCGCGGGCTCTGGCCCGAGAAACCGGCGGAGCGGCCCAGCATGAATGGGCACAAACCGCCCCAGCACGACTACGGCCATGACCTTCCCCCGCAGGTCGTCTACGACTACACCGACGCACACGGCCAACTCCTCTACCAGGTCCTCCGATATCCTCCACTCCCCAACGGAAAGAAGGTTTTCAAACAACGCCGCCCCGCAGCGAACGGCGGATGGACATGGAACCTGACCGGTGTGGAGCGCGTCCCATACCGCCTGCCGGAGGTCGTGGCGAGGGCGCGCGAGGGTAAAAGCGTCCTGATTGCCGAGGGAGAGAAAGATGTCGATAACCTTCGGCGGATGGGCTGCGTGGCGACCTGCAACTCGGGCGGTGCCGGCAAGTGGGACGATTCCTACTCGCAATACCTGCGCGGCGCCTCGGTGATCATTCTGCCGGACAACGACGAACCAGGAGAGGAGCACGCGCAGGAAGTGGCGCGGTCCCTGTACGGCGTGGCGCGAGTGGTGCGCGTCGTGCACCTGCCCAACCTGCTCCCCAAAGGCGACGTCTCGGACTGGATCGAGGCCGGCGGGACGCTTGCCGATCTCGTTCGGCTGGCTAAGGAATCGCCTGCATGGGTGCCGGTGCAGACGGAGGAGGCCGAGGTACGCCGGGCGACGGACACGGGCAATGCCGAGCGCCTGGCGGCGTGGCATGGGCATGAGCTACGGTACTCCTACGACCGCCAGGCATGGTACGTTTGGACCGGGACCCATTGGGAGCAGGATGATGCGCGGGTCCAGCAGATCGCCAAGGCGACGATCATGGCCATTCATGACGAAGTGTCGGCTTGCAAGACGAAGGCAGAGAGGGAGGAACTGGCCAAACACGCGATCGCTTCCGAATCGAATGCCAAGCGAAACGCGATGCTGGCGCTTGCGCAGTCTGAGCCGGGCATACCGATCAGGATGCGCGATTTCGACGTCGACCCGTGGCTCCTCAACTGCGCCAACGGCGTGGTGGATCTGCGCACCGGAGAGCTCCTGACGCACAAGCCGGAGCGGCTCCTGACGCGCCTCTGCGGGGTCGAGTACGACCCCTGCGAGGAGTGCCCGTACTGGGAACAGTTCCTCGCGACGATCCTGCCCGATCCCGAGACCCGCGCCTACGTCCAACGCGCCGTTGGCTACTCATTGACGGGCCTGACGGATGAGCGCGTGATGTTCATCCTGCACGGCGTAGGCAGGAACGGCAAGACGACGTTCATCGAAACTATCGCCAACCTTGTGGGCAGCTACGCAGTCCGTACGCCGACGTCGACGCTGATGATCAAACAGCAGGGCGCGATCCCCAACGACATTGCCCGGCTCGCCGGGGCCCGGTACGTCTACGCCGCTGAGGCGGAGGACGGTCAACGCCTATCCGAGAGCATGATCAAAGGGCTCACGGGCGGCGACACGATATCTGCGCGGTTTCTACATGGCGAATGGTTTGACTTCAAGCCGGTTTTCAAAATCTGGCTGGCGACGAACCACAAACCGCGCGTGCGCGGCACCGACCAGGCGATATGGGACCGCCTGCCGTTGATCCCGTTCACCGTGCGCATCCCAGACGACGCGTTGATTCCCCGGCGCGAGATCGACCGGCGATTCGAGGTCGAGGCGCGCGGCATTCTGTCATGGGCGGTCGAGGGGTGCCTACGCTGGCAGCGGGAGGGCCTCGGCGCACCGCCGCAGGTTCGCGAGGCGACGTCCGCCTACCGTGAGGACATGGATCCGCTCAAGGAGTTCCTCGACGACCGGTGTGTGATCTCGGGCGAGTACACCTGCGGCTCGACGGAGCTTTACGTGGCGTACTCTGAATGGACCCGGATCTGCGGCGAACGCGCGGTGAACCACAAAGACTTCAGTCGCCGGCTCACCGAGCGCGGTTTTGCCTCCGTGAGGGGTAAACATGGTATGCGGTGGCAAGGGATCGGATTGCTCGACAAGGACAATCCTAGCCTGGTGTAGGGTGTAGGAAGGGTGTACCTGTTTTTAGGTTTTTTACTATATGAGTCACAAGCTCAAAATAAAGTGAAAATAGGTGCACCCTTCATACACCCTACACCCTACGTTTGAGATCAGCTAGCGCAGATAATCGCCTTCGAGAGGCTTTCGCCGATTCGAGGCGTGGCCGAACCTTAAGATTTCTTAAGGTTGCTGAGTAGCGCGCGTTGCAAATCATTCGAGGTAGGTAACGATGATAATCACCATCAAGGCCGATTGCCGCGTTTCGGGAGACGTTGACCCATTCAAGGTCGCGGTTCGCATCATGGAGCACATTCCGCCTGTGATCTACTCAGGCGAGGCGGAGGACTGGGAGGCGTGGGTGCAGAACGTCGAGACCGTGAGCATCGAGAACGACGCAGAGACCGAAGTAGCGGGCGAGACTTCAAGCGCGAATGCCCCATAATCGCGCTACGTGACACGGAGAGACGAGACAGGGGCGAAGGGTAGTATTGGCATAGGGTAGGCGGTTTGCGACGCCCTGCGGGCATTGTGGAGCGATTCTGCTGGAGGAGGAGAGGAACGATGAAGGCGTTCTGGAAGTGCGAGACGAACGATGAGATCAGGGAGCTGATGGGCAACCCGCGCAGCGTGCGCATTCTGCAGCGGACGGACTCGGGGTTCGCGGCGCAGAAACGCATCCTCATGGGCATGACGCCAGAGGTGCTGGGGCTCATCGTCTCATGGGGCAGTAACTGGGACCATGTGAGCGTGAGCCTCCGAGATCGCCCCCCGACCTGGCTGGAGATGGAGGTCGTGCGGAACGCGATCTGGGAGCCGGACGAAACGGTCCTGCAGTATCACCCATCCCACAATCAGGCGCGGATCAACCCGTACTGCCTGCATCTATGGCGACCGCAGGATGGCCCGCTGCCGCTGCCGAACTACGAGGCATACGGGCTCGCCCCGATGGAGGATGCGAAATGAGCGCCGGCGCGCCGATGTGCTGCGGAGCCGAGATGCGCCCGCTACGACTGCCCACTGCGGCCCGAACCCGCGTCGGCTGGGTCTGTCTCGCATGCGGTCGCAAGGCGTCGGACGAACCTGCGCTGATGCGCGGTGGAAAGGCCCGGCGCACGAACCCGGAAGCCGCGGTCGTTTCGGCGACGAAGCAGGCGTTGGGCTACTCCGGGTTCGAATGCCTGCGCGTCGGCCAGCACCGGGCGGACCTGTCAGGATCAGACCCCGGTATGGTCGATCTGCCCGTTCATGTAGCCGGGCCGCTCTGGTGTTTCGTCGAGCTAAAAGCCCCAGGCAAGGCAAAACCGAGTGGATGCACGCCCGAACAGAGGCGGATGCTGTCGTTCGGGCATATCGTAGTGTCCGACGACCCGGAGCGCGTTGTGAGGATCGCCCGGCGGCTGCGCGAGCTGCTGGAGCCGATCAAGGCGGAGATCGAGGAGGCGATGAGATGAACGAGGAAAGGGTCTGGGCGAAATGCCCTTTGGAGATCGCGAACACCGCAGTCTGGGTAGCTCGGGAGTACGGCCTCAGCTTTGGATGGTCACGGCTGATCCCGCGAGACGGCGACGGCTGGATCGAAGGCGAGGCGCGTCCGAGTCTGCTGGACATTCAGGCGCATGCTCCAAACTGCGACAACGACTCGGACATCGGCGAAATGAAGTTCAGCTACTGCGCGGGCGATTATACCGTATACTTCGAGACGAAGGGCGGGAACACGGAGATCAGCGTCAGCTCGCTTAGAACGGGCAGACACACGACGCGCGCAGTTACAATCCGACGCGACAACGGCGACATCGTGCGCGGAGTATCGCAGGATGGGCGGACGGAGTACGACGTGAACGTCTCGGCGTGGAGGCCACGACACGTTCTCGCCTGGGAGCGCGCCTGGCGCTCCCTACGCATCAAAGTGCCGCAGTTCCCAGCGATGCTCCGGCAGGAGACGTTTACCTACGGGAAGGACGAATGGCCTGAGGACCCGTTGAGGCTAGAGTTCGTGAAGGTCATCATCCCGTGCGGAGCGAAACCTACGATGCCGGAGCTGCTCACGATGCTCGGAATGGCCGACAGCGTAACGATCTACGACGAGGACGGCCTGGATTATCCGGTATGTATCACGGATAAGCGCTGGTAAATGGTATGGATTGCTATCGTCATATGTCAGGCGTGCGGTCGTCCGCTGATCGATAGGACCGTCCATTGTCGCTGCCGAACTACGAGGCATACGGGTCAAGATGGGGATCGAGGAGGCGATGGGATGAACCAGGAGGACGCCTGGGCGAACTGCCCGCTGGCAATGGCGAACGCGGCGCTGCGGATCGCGCGCGAGTACTGGGACGTCTGGGAACTGTCCAAGGCGCTGCCACCACGTGGACTACTCTGGTCCCCTGAGGACCGCCGCCCGACGATCGCCGAGATCGAGGACGCGATACCGGCTGATGAGCTGAGAGCGCGACAGTCCTCCCTGTTCATCGAGCGGCAGGGGCCGATCTATCGGCTGGCATTTACCGAGCGCCCTCCTTCTCCCTCTATTGTCGTGGCTGGCACCGAGGACGGGCAGAACCTGAGCTACACTGTCCGGGTATACAGAATGCGCGGGCAGGTTGCGTGGGGACAGCGCGAGGGAGACGACTACCGGTGCTACGCCGACGACACGGCGTGGAAGGCGTGCCATGTTCAGGTTTGGAACGGTGCCTGGCACACGCTCGGAATCGAGCCGCCGCCATTCCCCGGCAAACTGCAGCCCTGGCGTTTCGACTACGCCGGCCATTGGCCGGAAGACCCGGAGAGCCTGAAATATGCGACTGTGATGATCCCGCCGTCCGCGCACCTTGTGGCAAACGATCTATTGCAGGCGATTGGATACGCAGACCGGGTGCTGATGGTAACCGAGGACGGCTACCACATTCAGGTTGCGTTCGACACGACCTGGTGATGCACCGGCTTCCGCTCCTCGTCTGCCCGGCCTGCGGTCGCCCGCTGATCGAGCGGGAGGGTAACGGCATGCTGGCGGTACATGTCCATGATGAGCGGGAGGACCCGTACACAGGCGTCAGGACGGGCCGTTGCCCGGACGGACACTGCAACCGGTACGTCCGCTGGGACCATCGGATGCTCGTCTGCGCCATCATTTCGCAAATGCGTCTGATAGATTTGCAGATAGTGCTTGACAAACGCGGCAGGGTTCGCGTAGAATAGCACGACAATCAAACATTGGCGGCTTTGCGAAGCCTCGCCGAGGGCCGACGCCCCCGGAGGGGCTTCTGTCGTTTCTGGGTAGGCTGGAGGTAGGAGAAGTTTAGAATGACGAACTATACCACAGAAAGGCCTTGGTGGGGGCGTTTCTTTCAGGCGCTCGCGGACACAGGCATTGTGACGGATGCGGCGGCGGCGGCTGGGATAACCCGCATGACAGTCTATCAATACCGCCATAACAACCCAGAGTTCGCGCGCCGATGGGCGGAGGCTGAACAGCGCGGCATAGACATGCTGGAGGACGTGGCCTATAGGCGGGCCCGCGAATCGAGCGACACTCTGCTGATCTTCCTGCTCAAGCACAAGCGCCCGAACGTCTACAACCCGCCCGTTCGATCACAGGTAGAAATGGATGTCGCTGCCCTATCCGACGACGAGCTTCGACAGCGTATCGCGGAGCTTGAGGGAACAGTACTATCTACGGCTGCTGGCAAAGAAACTGTCTGCGAGTGATGCGAGTTATGCTGACTGGCTGCTGCAGACGTACCCACATGGCTGGTACCTGCCGCGGCACATTCGGCGAGTGGCGCGCGACGTGGATGACGTTCTGCAGGGCCGATGCGACCGCCTAGCAGTCAAGATGCCGCCGCGGCACGGGAAAACGGAGAATGTGACCGTCAGGTTGGCGGTGCGGATGCTTGAGCTGGACCCTGCCGCGAACATGCTGATCAGTGGCTATAACGAGCGGTTCGCGCGGCGGCTGGGGCGCAAGGCGAGGAACCTCGCACAGGGCCGGATTGCGATTGCGCAGGACAGCACGGCGGCGGACGAGTGGCACACGACCGCAGGCGGCGTGCTGATGACACGTGGGATGGGCAGTCCGCCTACCGGCACTGGGTTCAGGCTGATCGTAATCGACGACCCGATCAGGAGCCGGGAGGACGCCGAGAGTGACGTCAAACGCGAAGCGGCGTGGGACCATTACACGGACGACCTGCTGACGCGCTTGGAGCCCGGCGGCGCGATCGTGATCGTGATGACGCCCTGGCACGAGGATGGGCTGGACGCGCGGGCGATTGCGAGCGAGCCGGATAGGTGGCGGGTGCTGAGCCTTCCTGCTCTCGCCAAGCCGGACGATCCGCTGGGGAGGGCCCCCGGCGAGGCGTTGTGGCCGGAGCGTTACGATCGTGATGCGTTGCTACGTATCAAGGCGATCATGGACCAGAACGATGGCGAACGATCATTCGAGGCGCTCTACCAGCAGAACCCTCAACCGCGAGACGGGTCGATCTTCAAGCCGGACCGAGTTCGAATCGTGGACGATCCGCCGGCGGCTCCTGTCGCTTTGTGCAGGGCGTGGGACTTCGCGGCGACTGCAGGCGGAGGCGACTACACGGTGGGCGTGCTGATGTGTCGGGCGGCGGACGGGTCGTTCGGAGTGCTCGACGTCGTTCGCGGGCGGTGGGCCCCCGACGAGCGAGACGCGCAGATGCGTCGGGCGGCGGAGGTCGACGGGCGCGCGGCGCTGATCCGCATTCCTCAGGACCCCGGGCAGGCCGGTAAGGACCAGATACTGCACATGGCGCGAATGCTGGCAGGATGCAACATGCGATCGGCTCCGGTGACAGGCGCGAAGGAGGTCAGGGCCTCCGGGTTCGCCTCGCAGGTCAACGCTGGCAATGTCTGGGCGATCCGCGGCGCGTGGAACCATGCGTACTTGTCGGAGTTGCGCTCCTTTAGGGAGGGTTGCTTGCACGACGACCAGGTGGACGCGAGCGCGGACGCATTCGCGGAGTTGGCCGGGGCGCGCCGGATGCGCGTGTTGGGGGACGACTGAATGCAGGCCCCGATCCTCTGGGCGATGGTGCAGTTCGCAGGCGGTCTCGTCGTGATCGGCGCAGCCTGCCTGCTCGTGCTCATTGCCGCGATCTGGCTACGCGGATGGATAGGCCGATGAGCGTGCGCGACACATTGCGAGCCGGATTGAAGGGGTTCCGCTGGTCGGGTATCGGCGGGCAGGACCAGGCGTCGTACAACGTTCGGCGACGGCAGAATCTCCTTTACTGGTCCCTGCCCGGCACGCAGCTGGACTACGTCCAGAAGGCCGGAGACCTCTGGAAGAACAGCATTGTCGGCATATGCCTCAACTGGTGGATGCTCTCGTTCCCCGAGGCGCGATGCATGCCGCAGCGACTGCACCCTGACGGCGAGACGGTCGAGTGGCTACCGATGCACCCGCTGGCGCAGCTCCTGCAGCGGCCCGCGCCGCGGTGGGGCGGGCGTCGCCTCTGGAAGGCGACCGTGCTCTCGTACCTGTGCGATGGGAACGCTTACTGGCTCAAGGTGCGCGCGAACAATGGCCGCCCGGTCGAGTTGCGATGGGTACCCCATTTCCAAATGGAACCGCGATGGCCGTCAGACGGTTCGGCAGAGGTCACCCACTACGAGCAGTACGTCGACGGGTCGTGGATCAAGCACCCGGTCGAGGACGTGGTCCATTTCAGGTTTGGCGTGGACCCGGATTGTGTGCGCAAAGGCCTGAGCCCGCTCAAACAGCAGTTGAGGCAGGTGTTTTCGGACAACGAGTACAGCACAGTCATAAGCGCGCTCATCGAGAACTTCATGATGACACCGTTCGTGATCGGTCCAAGGGAAAGCGGCATCTCCGGCCTCGATGATGACGAGGCGGCGCGGTTCACGCGGGCACTCCGCGCGCGGACGACGGGGGATCGACGCGGTGAGCCTATCTTCATGGCGGAACCGTTTGAGATCGAGAAGCTCGGGTTCTCGCCGGACCAGATGGCGGTGCAGGTCCTGAACAATCAATGGACGAGCCGGGTCTGCGCGGCGCTCATGCTGGACCCGATGGTGGTCGGCCTGCCGAGCGAGACGAACACGCATTACGACAACAGGGAGCAGGCGGAATCCGGCGCGTGGTACAACGGTGTCCTCCCAGTGATGGCGGAGCTCTCGGAGGAGCTCGACCTTCAGCTATTGCCCGACTTCGAGCGCGACCAGAGCGTGCAGATGTGGTTCGACACGCGGAACGTGCGCGCACTGCAGCCGGATGAGGACGCGCGGGCAAAACGTCTGGTGCTTGCCGCCGGCGGCCCTATCATAACGCCGAACGAGGCGCGGTTGCACCTGGACCTGGACCCGGTGCCGGACGGCGATGAACTTCGCTCCAAGGGCCCGGACCTTTCGCAGTTTGCCCAGGGCGTCCCAGACGCGGCCGAGGCGGCGGGCCGGAGCAAGGCGGCTAAGGCGGTTGATTCGTCAGATGATGGGTCAGATGATCAGCCCAGCAGGGAGCCGGTGGATTGGGCCGAGCGGGTGATTCGCGAGATCGAGGCGCTCGATGCGGTCGGAGCGTAGAGCCGCGCGCGACTGGACGCCGGAGGAGTACCGCGCGTTGCTCGTGGCGGCCCGGCGGAGGCAACTCGTCCTAACGCGCGATAACCTGCGCCGGCTCATGGGCACGTACGACGCCGCGGCCCGCGAGATCGCTCTTCAGATAGAGGTGCTGGGCGAGGGACTGTTCACAGACGAGCAGATGATCAACAACGCGCGGCTACAGGAGCTACTCGCCGGGATTGATAAGCAGTTGCAGATACTGTCGAGCGACTATGCCGATCTACTCGACGCCGGGATGCTGGAGCTGGCGCAGGCGGCGGCGGACAGGGCGGAGCAGGTGGCGGAGATGGTATGGAGCCGAGACGTCGACCCGACGTTGATCGCCGAGATGGACCGGACCTGGAAGCTGAGCGACGGAGCGCATGTTACGGTGCGGTTCGGGAGACTTGCGCAACATACGGTCGAGGGCCTCGCGGCCCGGTACTACTCGGATGGTATCGCATTGAGCACGAGGCTACACAATCTGAGTGACCTCGGCTATAAGGCCGTCGAGAACTCGATCCTGCAGAGCGTGGCGGAACAGTTGAGTGCGGCGCAGACGGCGGACAGGGTGCACGACGCCTTGACGGGAGCGGGCGAGGACTCGCCGTGGTGGGTGGCGATGCGGATCGCGCGAACGGAGCTCATTCAGGCGCACAGGGCAACAACGAACGTTGCCGCGGTGGACCGGCAGACGGGCGAGCTGAAACCCTACCTGCTTGGGATCGGCTGGGCGTTGTCGGCAGGTCACCCGGAGCCCGACATATGCGACGTCTACGCCGCACACGACAGCGGCCTCGGGCCGGGGGTCTACCGACCTGATGATGTACCGATCAGTCACCCGAACTGCATCTGCTCGACGTACCAGGTGCTGAAGGCGGCCCCGAACCTATACCCGCCGAGGATGGAGCCGCAGGTCGACGAGGTTCCGACGACGCAGCTAGACTACTATGCGCGGCAGGGTGACGGCCCGGCGAGCGCCGCGTTGGACGCACGACCGGCAGAGCAGTAGTGCGCCGGGTGCTGGCAGATATGAGAGGTGCGGGATGCAACCACTGCCACTGAGTAAGTTCTACGTTCTGAAAGACGTTCAGATCGACGACAACCAGATCGCGGGAGCCGCGGCGGTCATGGGCAACATGGACCGACAGGGCGACGTGCTCTATCCCGGGTGCTGGCGCGGTGCGTTGAAGGACTTCCGCGCGTCCGGGTTCGTGGCGGTCGGGCACGACTGGAGCAGCCTCCCGGTGGCCATGCCCGTCGAGGCGGCGGAGCGCGGCGGCGAGCTCCTCTGCAAGGCGGAGTTTCACTCGACGCCGGAGGGACAGGCGGCCCGACAGGTCTGCGCGGAGCGGATGCAGCGGGGCCTCTCCGTGGGCCTTTCCGTGGGGTTCATGCCGGATTACGACTCCGGTGTGCACTATTTCGAGAATGGCAAAGCGCTCCTGCAGCACGCCGAGCAGTCCGGCGCGCCGATGGACCTGTTCGACGCCCCGGGGATCGCGCGATGTAAGGGGCAATGCCGGGGGATCAGCAAGATCGCCGAGTTCTACGAGTTCTCGATCGTTCCCGTTCCGGCCAACCCGAAGGCGGTGGCCTCGGCGGTCAAGAGCATTGAGACGGTCCGCGAGTTCGAGGAGTTCTTGCGGGACGCAGGATTCTCCCGGAAACAGGCGGTCGCCATAGCACTACACGGGTACCCGCAGCGAGATGCTGGCGAGGAGGACGACCCGGACGACACTGATGCAGCCGCTCTCGCGCTCAAGCGGGAGCAACGACTTCGCGACCTCGTTCGGCGCGGCAGGATCGCGCTGGCGGTCGCGCGAGGAGCTTACCTAGATGAGTAACAAAGCTACGATTGACGCACTGACGGAGCGGTACAACCGCGCCCTCGCAGGGGTGCAGGAGCTCCAGGCCAAGCATGCCGGCAAGCCAGAGACGTTCACGCCGGATGAGGAGGCCGAGTTCGACAAGCGGATGGCCGACTGCGACAGCCTCATCAAGCAGATCGAGCGCTTGCGCAAGGCGGACGAGTTGGAGGCGTGGGGCCAGAAGGTTCCCGAGAACTCGCGGCCCGTGATCGGGAGCGCGCGGCCTGAGGAGAAGGCCCAGCAGCCGGAGGTCGCGAAGGAACTGAAGCTCGCCTTGTTCCGGCAGCAGGCGCTCGGCACCGGCTACGACGGATCAGCGGCTCAGCAGGTGGACGCCAAACTGCTGAACAGCCCGGAGGCCAAGGCCTACCAGGCAGACGTACCTACGGGCGGCGGGTTCGCGATTCTGCCGCAGGAGATGATCCAAGATTTCCTCCTGCTCATGAAGAACCTAATGTTCGTTCGGCAGTTGGCTACCGTCTACGAGGTGCCGACTGCCGACAGTCTAGGCGTCCCCGCGCTCGATACCGACCCGTCGGCTACCGACTGGACGGTGGAACTCGGCACCGGCAACGAGGAGACGACCGCAAGCGTCGGCAAGCGCGAGTGGAGGCCTCATCCGATGGCCAAACTGCTCAAGCTCAGCCGCACGCTCATCCGCAAGGTTCCGAACTTCGAGACGGTGCTGGTGGACCGTCTGGCATACATGGTCGCACTCACCGAGGAGAACGCGTTCCTGAACGGAAGCGGAGCGAACCAGCCTCTCGGCGTGATGACGCCGTCTGCGCAGGGTATTCCGACGACTCGTGATGTGACCTCCGCGAGCCCGACTGCGATTGCCGGCGACGACATCATGGGCACCTTCTACAACCTGAAGGCGCAGTATCGCCAGCGGTCGAGCTGGATCATTAGCCGCCCGGTTGTCGCGTCCGTCCGCAAGCTCAAGGATGCGAACTCCCAGTACATCTGGCAGCCGGGTCTGATGGGGGCCTCGTTCGTGGCGCAGGGCACCGCGCTGACCGGCGGGACCCCGGACACGCTCATGGGCCGCCCGATCTACGAGTCCGAGCTCATGCCGAGCACGATCGCAGCGAGCCAGTACGTGGCGATCCTTGGCGATTTCAGCAAATACTGGATCGCCGACGCGCTCACGATGACCCTGCAGGTGCTCTACGAGCTCTACGCGGCCACGAACCAGATTGGCTACGTCTTCCGCAAGGAGACGGATGGCCTTCCGGTTCTCGGTGAGGCGTTCTCCCGGCTCATCATGCATTCGTAGTGCGACTGACGCGGGGCCGTAGACAGGGCGCACGGCCCCGCCTCTCAACCAGTTCAGACGACAGACCCGCCACGCAGGCGGGGGAGGGATAGAGCAATGAGTCTGCGAGCAATCAGCCAGGAACTGCCGACGGTGCCCCTAATCGGCCCGAAGGCGATCACGGCTACGACGAACGGCACGGCGCTGGACCTGTCTGCCACGGATGCGGACATGATCGTGTTCAACCCGGGCGTGTGGACGGACGGCACGCACACGCTGAGTCTGCAGGATTCTCCGGATAACGTCAACTGGACGACCGTCACTGCCGCGAATCAGGTGGGCACGCTGACGCCGATCACCAGCACGCCTACCGCGGTCGTGCAGCAAGTGAGCTACATCGGATCGGCCCGCTACCTGCGCCCGGTGGTGACCGTCTCCGGTGCGACGACCGGGGTTGTTCTGGACGTGTTCGCCGTTGTGAAGCACAAGAAGCAGCCGTAACGGCGACGAACGCCGGGGCCTCTTCACGTTGAAGTCCAGGGGCCCCGGCACAACCCGGCAGGGAGCGTGGAATGGCACGCGTTGGCGACATTGTGAGCGTAACCGGCAAGGTGATCGAAATCCGGTGGGGCGGCGAGGACGACGATGACTACGAGGCGACCCTGCAGCTCGACGACGCGCGGACGGTGACGGTGCCAGAGCGGTTCGCGCGGGTGCAGGTAGCGGCCAAGGCGATCTGGCCGGGCGAGAACAAGATGGTAAAGGGCCCAGCAGAGGACAAATGACATGCAGACGGCGATGCCGACGGGAGTCGATCTGAGCAGGTTCATCGAGGGGGCAGGCCTCGCGATCCCGAACGGCTACCTCGACCTCGATGGAGCGGTCTACTCGGCTATCGAGGAGTGGGAGGAGCGGACGGGCTATATGCCGTTCTTCACGCCTGCGAGCGATCCGACTACGGCGCGCTACTACTCGCCCGCCGATATCACGATTGCACCCAATGGACAGCCCGTGCTGGAGCTCGGTGCAGGCCTCGTCTCGGTCTCTTACCTGATCGTTGGCGAGACTCCGGGACACGCTGGAACGAACTTATTGCAGGACACCGACTACGTTCTCTGCCCGGTGAATGCGCCTGCCAAACAGAAACCGTTCACGTACGTAACGTTCATCAGTCCGTTCGCCATGTTCGGGAACGTCGGGCCCATGTATCCGAACAGCATTCACATTGCGGCGCGATGGGGGTTCTGGACATCGGTCCCCGAGGCGGCGTGGCGGGCGATCCTCTGCGGCGCGGCAGCCCGGCTGGCTCCCCAACTGAGCCTCGCGATCCGGGACGGCGTGGCGCGGTGGACTGAGGGTGACGTCTCGAACGACTATGGCAGCGGAGGGTATCTGCAGTCACAGGTTAGCAGTTGGCGCGAGGAGTTCGATAGGCAGTCTGGGTTTGGCAGCAGGTTCCATAGACTGAGGGCAGTAGTGTGAGCGATCCCGGGCGAACGACGTTCGATCTCATGTTCAACACCGTCACGCAGGATGCAACGGGCGGGTCGGTGGACAACTGGGCGACGGTGCAGAGCGGGCTTGTCGGCTACCTGCGCAATCCCAACCCGAGGCCGCTCCGGTTCAACGATGCCGGCGTCTACATTCAGGCTAGGATACCGAAGGTCGCGGTATTCTACAAGCGCGAGACAACACCGCCAAATATCGACGCAGACTATGAGCGTTACCGACTGGTCGACGAGACGGGCGACCTCTACCGGGTGATCGACTGCAATGAGTACGCAGCGACCGTGCAACTGAGCGTGGAGCGGGTGCTATGAGCGTGCGGGGGCTGGAGGAACTGCTCGCGAACATCGAGGCCAAGAAGCGCCGCCTCCTGCAGGCGAAAATGGACGCCGCGCAGGAGATTGCCGCCTACCTGGAGACCTATGCGAAGGCCAATCATAGGTGGGGCAACCCGTACTCCGAGGGATACACGCCGACCGGGATGCTGGAGGCGTCCATCCACGGAGACGTCGTCGAGGTAGCGGAGGAGCTCATCACGATATGCCTACATGCCGACATGAACTACGCCGCGCCGCTTGAGCTGGCCTCGAAGTTTCACGGCAAATACGCGTGGATGAGGAAGGCCGTCGAGAACAACCAGCAGACGATCGTTGACATTCTTCGGAGGCACCTGGAGCAATGAGCCCGACTGCCGAGGTGGACGCCTGGCTCTATGCGACGCTGACGGGCGACGTTACGCTCATGGCGATGGTGCAAGGCGTCTGGAGCATGAAGGCGATCCCGGAGGCCCCTGCGCCGCTCATCGTCTACGCGCCGGAGGGACTGCCGAAGGCGGTGCGCGCGATCGACGATGGGTTGGCGATGATCGAGATGCGCTACAGGGTGACGGTGATCGGCGAGGGAGGGGGCACGGCGGCCCTGCAGCCCGTCATGGACCGCGTGCATACATTGCTCAACAAGCAGTCGGTGATCGGGACCGGCTACAGGTTGAACGTGGCTACAGATAGTGTGTTCGAGCAGGCGGACGTCCTGCTGGGCACGACGCGACATTCGGAGTTGGGCGCGATCTACCGGGTCAGGTACCGCCCGGTCGGGTGAGGAGGTCATCATGGCGTACAGATTGATCGGGCAGGACTGCCTCGTAGCGACGAGCCTCGGCGGGGTCGTCAATGGGCAGACCATTAGTTTCAACGCGGCGCAATCGCAGAAATGGCTCGCGAAGTCGATCGAGCTCGACGAATCGGCGATCGACGGGGACGTCACGAGCCTGGGTGACGGCCTGGAGAAGTCGAGATATAAGCGGAGCGCGGCTACCGTGAGGCTCAAACTGCAGGTCAGTGATAGCGGGCCGCAGTTCGCCTCATGCGCCGGGCTGGCTATCCGGGTCGACGTGCAGGAGGTCAGTTCGATGGTGCAGCACCGCGTTTACGTCGGAATGATCCTGCGATCGAACGAGACCATTGAGGACGGCGAGACGATCGAAACCATCGAGGTCAAGATGGGCATTGAGGGATGGGTGTACACGGGGGTCTACTGGTGATGAGTGACACAATGATGGCTACGACTACCGGCCTGGGCGCGCTCCTGCAGTCTGCGCAGCCGGATACGCTGGCGACCTGCTCCGTCGACCTGAGCGAGTTCTTCGACGGACAGCCGGCGGTGTTCGCGTTTCAGGAGCCCGACGTACCGCGGCTCGCGGCAGTGCAGGAGGATGCCAAACGCCTGCGGCGCGCCTACCCGCAAATGCCGAAGGGCGGATGCATGGAAGTTGCATTGCTCGCGTTGACATTCACGGGCGATCCTTCGCCTCTGACGGCGGGCGACCTGTTCATGAGGCTCGCCCTGGCCAAACCGCGGGCCTACCTTCGCCTACGACAGGCATGGAGCGAGGCGTTTCCGTTCCTGGCAGGTGACGAGACCGTGCTGGACGAACGGGTAAACAGCTGAGGCACAGTACCGACGGGGCCTGGACGATACTGTGCCTGCGATACCTGCACCGCCTGCCGTGCGAGTTGCGGGGCATTCCGGCCCGAGAGTTGATCACGCTCGCCGCCGTGGCGCGGATCGAGCAACCGGACGAGTGAGAACATGGCCGACGAACAACTAGGGCGACTGCTCATCAACGTGGCGATACAGGATGAGGGCACGACCAAGGCTCTCGACGACGTAGCGCAGGCGTCCACTCGCCTCAAGAAACAGGCCGACCCGGCGCAGCAGTCGACGAAGGACCTGGGCGCGTCGATCACGTCGATCAAACTGCCCGCCGTGCAGGCAATGGGTGTCGTCAACACGCTCGCGTCCAGCATCGGCATGCTCGGCGCGGCGGCGGCGTCGTTCGCCGGGGTCCGCCTCGCGGCCCAGTACGAGCGGATCGAGATCGGCTTCAAGTCCATTCTGGGCTCCGCGCAAGCGGCCCACAAGATCATGCGTGAGCTCCGGCAGATGGGCACAGAGACGCCGTACCGCACCGAGGCGCTCATCGGCTATGCTCGGGGTCTCACCGCGGTCACTCACAACGGTGACGAGGCGGTCAAGATGCTCCGAACATTGGCCGCCGTCGGCTCGGCGCAGGGTTGGGGCGAGGGTGACATCGGCGAGGTCGTAAAGACGCTGGCGGCCCTGGGTTCGACTCCCAATCCGATGGGGTCGCAGACCATCATGTCCCTGTCAAGCAAGGGCATTGACATTGCCCGGGTGGCGAAGGCCGCCGGGCTAGGCGACTTCGGGACTGGCCCTTACGCCACTGCGCGGGCGTCTATGGCGTTTGGGGCGTTGCAGGGCCCGAGGGCGATGGAGTTGCTCATCAAGGGCATGGAGAAAATCTACCCGGCGACGATGAGCTTCCTAGGGGTGATCCAGAACCTGGGAGAATCATTGGCGCAGATCATGCTCCCAACGGGGCAAATGCTGATCCCCGTGCTCGGCGCGATCGCGCGGGCGGTGACGTGGGCCGCGCAACGTCTACACGATCTCAACGAATACCTAGGCGGTACAGCCGGTTTCGCGTTCATTGTGAGCGGCCTGGTGCGGTTCGGCCCAGCACTCATTGCCAGTCTGCAAGGCGCGTTCGTCGGCATCATGCGCCTCACTACGGCCTTGCAGGCGTTGGCAGTGACATCTAATGCAGCAGCAATGTCGGTCGGAGGCGCTGCGGCTACGAACACTGGATCCGCAGCAGGCGCGACGCTCACATGGGGCGCACTCGGAAAGGGCGGTCTGAACGCTCTCAAGGGGGCGCTCGGAGGAGGCCTGAGAGGCCTGCTCATGGGGATAATCCGCACGATACTGCCGATTGGTATGGTGATGGGTGGCGCGGCTCTCGCGTCCGACAGACCCGGGGCAGGTTACAGTGCGTTGAATGTTCTCGCTCGCGGGCTAGAAGGGGCCGGCTTCGGCCTCCTGGCCAAGAATGGTTGGGCGACAGCGCTTGGAGCTATCGCAGGTATTGCCTACGGCATCTGGGAGAACTACCAGCCCAAGCCTGAGGACGACGCGGCCAAACAGACCGCGGAGAATACCAAACGAATGGCGGATGGCATGGACCAGCTACGCATGCAGGTTATCGGCGGGGGCATTCGAACGCGCCGCGGGGCATCGGACATCGAGGCGCAGATCAACCTAAGCAGGGCAATGGCGACCCTATCGGGGGTCTAGGAGGGATACAATGGCTATTCAGAGCGTTACCTACCGTGGCAAACTGGATGTGGTCGAGGTGCCCAGTGGGGCGGCCATCGCGCCGACCTCGGTCGTGAACCACACGTTGTTCTCGGGCGGCGTTACCGTCGGGCGCGACGACGTCTACGGGCCGACCACGACGCCGGCCTGCAATGCCGTGGCCGATTTCCAGCAGGCCCTTTCGTCCGGGGCAGCGACGATCGACCTGACCGCCCTGCCGTCGTTCGGCGGCGCGACGCAGTCGTTCAACGGGAAGAAGGTTGTCGCGGCTAAGTTCCGCAATCCATCAACAAATGCGAACGCGATCACCATCGCGCAGGGCGGTAGCAACCCGTACGGCCTGTTTGGGTCGACGTTCTCGATCACCCTGCAGCCGGGGCAGGAGATTCTCTTCGGCCCGCAGGCGGCAATCACGGCGAGCACGCCTGCAGTCAGCGCGTCGGTGAAGACCATCGCGCTCACGGGCACGGGCAGCCAGGCGCTCGACGTGCTGCTGGTCGCCGGCTAGGGTCCCTGAGGCGGGTCGGTGTGGTCGCGGTTGAGGCGTCGAATGTATGAGCCTACGATCACGCCGACCGCCGTGGTGAACATGGACTGCCGGTTGAAGACGTTGAGCAGGATCAGCATCACCCAGAACGCCGCGAGAATGTTCAGGTCGACGAGCAGGTCGGCAGCAGTGTAGCGTGGCATAGGAGCCTCCTGTGTACTGGCGATTGACGCTAGACCAACCGTACATCTGGCCCACTGAGGCGGGTTACCTCGCCTCATTTCACTGTACGGATTTCCTGCGTCAGGGCGAAACTACACCAACAGTTTACCAGGACCCGATTACCCATCTCGTCATGCTCCGACCCAACTACGACACGACGGGCGCCTCCTCGGACACTCTGCCCATCTCAAGTTACACCTATCAGGAGGGGTACTGGCGGCTGTCGTTCGACTCGGACGGCAGGCCCTCTCTGTCGCCCATATTGCCCGCCGGTGGAAGTGAGACGCTCATTGAGCTACTGGTGAACATCGCGATATTCGTTATCATCGGCGAAGCGGTGCTACGCGACAAGCTCTTCTGGGCGGTCCACACGACACAGACGCTCCGGGCCGATGAGGGGTTCACGTTCTATTTCAAGCCACTATCGGACGAGTTTCAGCGCAAGCAGGACTGGTTCTTCATCCAATGGGACAATATCGGTATCCATCTCGGGCAGGGGGGCCGGTGCCGGGTTGTCCTTTATGACCGCAGCGACATGACCAAGGCCCCGACGCTCGTGGAGGAGTTCTCGTTCGGTCGGCCCGAGGACCTTGTCGAGCACGGGATCATTTCGTTCATCCCGGTGCCCCAAGTTGGGCTTTTATTCCACACGAAACGGGTTGCACCTGGAGCCCCAGCACGCGCAGCGCGCGCCGAGCTCTGGACGACGAAGGGACACCTGGTCCGGCTCCCGACGACGTTTGACGCTGCAGGGGTGCCTCACATCACGCAGGAGAGCGCCGTCCACATAGCCGTCAACCCGTGGGCCCCGGCTAGGATAGCACTGGGGCGAGTGAGCTATGGCACGAGCGGCGTCTACGTCGACCAGCCGCGCGATCTCGGCATACCTGTGCCCACGCAGCCCATCACGATTACGCCGCATTACATCCAGCCGCCGGGCACGCACGTTTCAGCCGCGGCCAACAATGTGGACGGAACGCCCTATGACCCCGGCAGTCACCGATATCGGGCGCAACTGACCCTCACGACAGCGAACAACTGGCTCACGCCGTTCGTCACCGGCTACACGGCGTATAAACCGTCGGTGCAGACGACCCGGAACACGACTCCGATCGTTCTGGCGAACGTGAGCGACGACGGCACCGCCGACCGCCTCCTGCACCTCGAATGGTCGCAGGATGAGCGAGATCGGTTCGAGGGCCGGGCGGTAACGCTCCTGCAGACCCCGGCGGCGCGACGCGTTGCCGAGCGGGCCGACACGGTGTTCAAGCTGGAGCAGAGCGAGGACAACGCGAACTGGAGCACCCTGTTTGGCGGCATTGCGCGCAAGCCGACCATCAAGCCATTCGGCGGCGCGGGGCCGTGGGCCTACATCGCCGAGTGGACCCTGCAGGATATCTGGAGCCGGTTCGAGGAGGTGCGCGTCCTGTGGGCACCGCGACAGGACAACATGCCCGTCGGCGACGCCATCAACCAGATACTCGCTACGGTGGGTTTCGCACCCATCTCGCCTATGCCGGACGCCGTGAATGCTGTCAGGCTCCCGAAGATCATGGCGCCTGATCTATCATGGCAGTTCGCACCGAGGGAGGGGGATAGCCTGGAGCAGATGCTGGAAACCCTCCTTCTGTTCCTGCGGGCGCAGTTCGTCGATTGGAAGATGCCGTACAACTGGGACACGGGGCAATGGTCCATCGTTCAGCGGTCGCGCGACGTCTCCGCCTACTGGACGCTCGACCCGCGTCCCGGCACTGCGAATGCCAACAACCGGGTCTGGCAATACGGCGACGACACGACGCTGCGCCCGGAGCCGCCGGAGGGCACGACGCTCCTGCTCATCGGGCGCGCGACGGCTATGCCGATCACGAACACGCCGGGAGTGTCAACGGGCGGCTCGACGACGATCGCCATTACCTCCAAACTGCAGAACCCCGCAGCGGGGAACTCGGCAAGCCTCGACTACGCCGGGCGAAACATCCCGGTGATGATCCCCATGTACCCGATTGACGACCAGAAACAGCTCGACGTCATGGCGCGGCGTTTGTTTGATATGATCATGCATAGGATGCTCGTAGGCACAATCTCGATACCGATCTATCAGCCGCTCCTCACGCCTGGCACGCCCGTCAAACTGCTCGACACGACCGGCACGCCGCTTGCCGTCGACGCGCCGAACGGCAGGCCCGCCGAGGCGGATATCCTGTGGGTGAAACGCAGGACAGTAACCATCGACCGGAACAACGCCGAGACGGAGGTGCTGGAGCTCAACTCGATCTGGGAGGCGTTGCAATGATTGCTTCAGCAGCCGCGAGGCGGGCAATGCGACGCGCCAACCAGCGGATCATGGAGCGCGCGGCGGGCCGCCTGCCGTCGGTCATTCACACCGCCGCCGACCAGGTGTTCGAGCGCCAAGCCAGCGGCCTGTCAAGCCTCACCGTCACGCCGGACACGTCAAACCTACAAGACCCGACGACCGGGCAGTTCTACTTTCTGGTGGGCTACTCCATGCTCGGTGGACCGGATATCGTGAAATGATCCTGCGAACGGGCCGGACACGGACGCTAACCCTGCGCGGGGCGATCACGAGCGGCGTTGAATGGCACACGGTGTTCGTGAATGGGACCTACATCCCCACGTGGAGCTATCCGGTGATCTACGCTCAGGCTCCGTGGGGCGCGTGGGCGCGCCTGTCTGGCTACGTCGTGAACCAGTTTCCGCCCGGGCAGGCTAACCTGACGTTGCAAGCCGGCTACGGCACGGGGAGCAACACGCAGACCATTTCGACCGCGTTCGGCATGGACGAGGTCATTCCGATCAATGACCCAATCCTGTTCACGGTGCCGGTCGAGGAATGCGCCGAGATCACGCGCGAGATATGGGACGACATCAGCAACCGGCCAATCCCGGTTTCCGAATGCGCCGACCCAACGCTACTAACGCGCGACAAATACGTCGGGCACCCACTTTACAAGCTCAGGTTGTTTGAGCGCATGGTCGTAGGTGGCCAGATGACGACGAGCGTCACTGCGAACGGTACGACAGTCACCTACTCCGTCCCGGTGACAACCGCAGACGAGGTCGATTACAGCGTCTATGTGACGCAGGACCTCACGGCGGAGGCCCGCACGGCTTCGACGTCGATTACCTGGACGATAGAAGGTGGCGACAGCACGGTGCCGGCGTACCTGCCAAACTATTCCTACTTGGACGACTACTGCACCGCCACTGCTTCTGCCGGCGCGACAACAGTGAACCTGCTCCAGTCGACCAACGTTCATCTGCAGGTAGACGTCGGCTACTACCGCTCCTATTCGATCACCGGGTCGCTCAAGGCGTACGACATCGCCTATCCCGGTTCAGTAGCAATGCTAATCGACGAGGATAACCAGCATCTCGGCAAACGGTCGCTCATCTCGGACGGTTGGAGCAACTCGGGCAAGCAAATCTTCCACGGAACGATCGTCGGGAACCGGGACGGCGTTCAAATGCCGACCGTAGGCATTGAGGACACCCGTTGCGCCCTGTTCGCCTCCTTGTCGCAGGGTCCAGTGGACGGCGACGCCTACACTCTATCCGCGCTCGGCGAGGACGTTGACGACATCTACGTGAGGTTCCGTTGCTGGCCAACGTTCAGCGCAGTGCGCGCGAGTAACTACCTGATTAGCTTCGATAACTGTTCAACACTCACTCCTACAGGCGATCTCGCGGGTCAGTGGTACGGGCTGGGCGGAGCGGTTCTGTCCATCGAGAACGCGCAGATCAGGATCGACACTGCGGCGAGCGGGACGCAGGGCCTCCGCAGGACGTTCACAAACAGGTGGGCGAACCTGTCGCAGGGCGTTATGGAGATCGAAATGACGGGCCCCGCCGGGCCGGGCATAACCGTCACGCTCTACTCGCCGACCGGCGCGACGAAAACGTGGGAACACGATTGGAAGGGCAGGCCGATCGACCTCAGTCTCGGCTACACGATCCTCGACCTGTGCAACCCAGACAGCGCGACGGCTGCGGTCGACACCTGGGACACCCGCTGGCCGCTTCCAACCGTGGACTCCGACTACTCGGGCGTCACGAGCTGCAACCAACTGGAGATCACGGGTCTACAGAACTCGCAAACGTACCATCTCGTCAATCTAGAGGTCACGTGGGCGAGCAAAACGAACGTTTCATGTATGGCCTCTCGCGCAAACTGGGTGCTGGAGCAATCGGCGCAGATCAGCGAGGGCGTCACGAGCGAGACCTACATCGTGCGCGGTATCCTGGGCATGTCAGACGGCAGGCAGTCCTTCGAGGACGGACACGCGCGCCTAATCGCCGTTACGTCGTCGGCAGGCACAGACTACGAAATGTACGAGGTTCCCATCGGTACACTCCTGTCCACGACAGGGAACGCGCAACTGGAGCCGTGGCCGCCCTATCCCGGATGGACCATGACGGGCACGATCGTCAGCGACCCTCCGGACGGGACAGGTCTGCTCAGTGATTGGCTCAACACGAACCGATACCTTGGCTGGCTACGTGGTGGCGGGTGGGCCTACATTCCTGGCACCGGGTGGGCGGCTGGCACGGATATCCCGGCGGGCGCGCCATCCCAGACGGCGGACCTATATGCGCAGGTCTGCGTCGACCGGATCGACTGGTATCCCGGATGCGGTGACGCATTCTCATTCAGCTCAACGAACACGGGGGCATACGGCGATACGCTCTACTGTGCCGCGGCGGCGGTCCTACGCGGCGGTGGGCACGGGCTGGTCTACGGAGGCGACCCGCGCGTACCCGTCAACGCACAGACGGTGACGAACACGGACATGGTCACGAACGACAGCGCAGGGACGGGCACGAGTAACACGCTCGGATGGTGGGAGAGCGGAACGCCGTTCGGACGGGGCGAGCGGTCCGTCAAAACAGCGTCAGGGGCGCAGTTCGCCTACGCGACCTGGCACAATCGCAAGCGACAGCGCATTGTTCTCTCGGTGGCGACGCCCGCCGCCTACCGCTGCGTCGAGTACGACCATCCGAGAAACTGGCTGCACGCGTCGGATGCGAAGAAGATCAAAACGGCCCATGCGTGGGACTTCGCCGCGCTCATGCGGAGCACCGACTACCCGTACACATGGATGAGGCTGCGCGCGAACCCGCATAACGGCTCACTGCTCATGCTGGGGATCATCCCGGCCTCCGCGCCGCCGTACACCTACTATGTCTGCTACGGCAGAGACGGCGGCCTCACCACTCAGGAGCTATTTAGCATGACTGCAAACTCGGCGTTGATCGAGCACGACTTGGCGCGTGGCCTGTGGGTGCTCCTCTACGAATCCGGCGGCGCAATCCAGCGGCGCACGTGTAGCGATGCGTCGGATATGAGCTCGTGGACGGATGCGACGGCTCTGTCGATCTCTGGCACGCTCCTGGACTGTACCTACGACCGCCGGTACGCGCGAATGGCGCTCGTTACGACATCGGGGAACGTGACCAAAGTGCTCTCATCGAGCGACAGCGGCGAAACGTGGACAGAAAGGCTGGTGTGATAGATGGCAATAACTACCATTAGCGGCACATTACCGACCTCCGTAACCGCGGCGGGCGTGCGGAACTACACGACTGGCGACGCGGTCTCAGCGGCGGGGCTGCAGGCCGACCTCGGCGACGCGTACGCTCCGGCAATGTACTGCCTCCCGGCGGGCGTAGTGCTCGGGTTCGCCTGCACCACCTCTGGCCTCGGCGTAACGATCCCGGCGGGGTCTGTCTGGTACGCGCGGCAGGTCTGGCTCGTGACGACGGATACCGTGGTAACGGTGCCGGACAATGCGACGACGTACCTCTGGGGTTGCTCGGACGGCGTGATCAGACAGACGTCAACGACCACTCCGCCGACGGGATACTCGGCCTACACGGCGGCGATTGTCGCGCAGGTATCAGCCTCGGGCGGAATGGCTACCGTTGCGTCCTACAAACAATGGGCCATGGGGAGCTCGATCGTTGCCGTCCCGGGCGGACTGACGTCGATCACCGGGTCCCTGCCGAACGCCGACTACACGGTCCTGCCGGCGCAATACGCCGGAGAGGTGATCCTGGTGGCACACACGGGCTGGACAGCGACGCACAACCTCGTCATGCCGCTCGCCGCGGGTATGCGCCGGTGGATCGTCAACACGTGCGGGCAGTCGGTCGTCGTCAAAGGCGCGACAGGAACCGGCCCGACGATCGCGATGGCGCGTGCGGCCGCGGTGGTGTGCGATGGCACGAACTGGCTCCGGCTTAGCGCAGATTCGGTCTTGACATAGACGCGCGTAAGGCGTACAATGACTGCAACAGCATACAGGCGGCTTTGCGAAGCCCGTTTCCGGACTCAGACGATCCGGTGCGGGCTTCTGTCGCCTTTGATACCCGCCGTGAGTGCACCGGCGTTTGGACCTGACAGCGCGAACGTCCAGAACTCCCGCGACGGGGGAGGCGCAGGATGACCATTGGAGGAATGTGTCCATTGGCCGACAATAAAGAACTTTGCGACCAAGTAATAACACTCGGCAAGGCAGTGCCGAGCCTCATCGAGACGGTCAACGCAAACGGCGTGACTCTGGCGCGGATCGAGGAGAAGGTGTCGGCGTTGCCGGAGATCGCGCGCGGGCAGCACGAGGCGGCGCAGCGTCTGGCCGCGCTAGAGGAGCACCTGCGCGGGGCCGAGGCGCGCATCAGCTCGCTGGAGAAACAACAGGATGACTCGCGCCGGTTCCTCATCTCGGCCATGTTCGCCGCCGTCATGGGTTTCGTGACGGGTATACTCGGTCTGGCATTGCGCGGTAGCCGCTAGATCGCGGCAGGAGGAGGCAAATGATGGGCACCACTCAGCTCGACATCACTCAGCTCGCGGCGAAGGTCGATCAGCTCGTAAAGCAGCTCGCGGCCATTGCACCGCGGCACTGGAAGGGCAACTGTCCGCCCGACCCGCATCATTTCGACGCCGGCAGCATTCAGGCCGACGCGTCGCTCGACGCAGTCGCGAAGACCGTGACCCTCCGTTTCCGGTTCACGGACGGCGGAGCGCCCCACGAGGTGGCGGCGACCATGCGCTGGGATCAGATCGGCATTCGAGGCGGCGCGGACGTCGTGACCGTTGACGGTGTGCAGCTCTCTGGCGCGGACTGCGTGATCGGGCACCGGGAGGGGTTGGAGGGTCTGCACTGGTACGCGCGCATCGTCTGCGAGTTCCGCGGCACATTGCCGACAGGCGCGCCGGTGCGCTACCGATTCGACGGAGACCTCTGATGCCGGACCTTCCATGCATTTGGCGGGGTGCCGGGGCATTCAAACCGGGGCGCACAGGGCCGATTAGCGCGATCATCCTGCATTCGTCCGATGGACATGAGCAGGGTGACATCGAAACGCTCACCGGGCCAGAGGTCTCGGCGCACTACTACGTTACGCGTACCGGTACGCTTTACCATCTGGTCCTAGATCGGGATACTGCGTTCCACGTCGGGAAAGCGGATCGGCCCGAGCACAGCAATGGCCGGACGATCGGGATCGAGCAGGAACACATCGACGGGCAGGACGATTGGCCAGAGGCTCAGCTTACGACCGTTGCCCGACTTGTCTGTGCGTTGCGGGAACAGTACGGGTTTTTGCCTGTTCTCTCACACGCCGCGGTGGCCGTACCGCCCGGTCGCAAGGTTGACCCTCAAGGCTATCCGTGGGACAAGCTCAGCGCGGCAGTGGCGGCGGAGGCAGGTAAATGGTGGAAGCTCCTACCTAAACGGGAGGAATAACGGATGGTAGCGAAAGTAGCCATACTCACAATCTGCTACGGTATCCTCGCGGCGGGGGCGACGTGGGCCGTGACGCCGAACTGGCGGACCGCCCTCTGGGGCGGCGTTCTCGGAGCCGCGACGTACCTCAAGGGCAAGCTCGAAGAGAAACCGAGTTCGCTCGGCAAAGGGGAGGACTAAATGGCCGCGACAGACAGGCAGATGCAGGACTATTGCGACCAGCGCATTCGCGTTCGAGCCGAGCAGGTTCGCGCGCTCCTGGCCGCGATGCAGGACGACAAGGCCGCGATCGACGACGTCTATGCCCGCGCGAGTGACGCTAACTCGCCATGGGCAGACGCGCGCACTGATGGGCCGCCGCATCTGCTGGTGAGCAGTGACATCTTGTCTTACAATACATTCATCATGGACCTAATCGCGGCGATTCAGAACGACGCGCAGTGGCCTGTGGTGTACAAAGCATGCGTGAGGCCAGTCGGGTTCGGAACCTAGGCGAGATGGAAACCGAGCCGCAGATACCGCCGGAACCGCCGGACAGCTTTCCGAACGCGGAGCCCACGTATGCGCCCGGCGATAGGGTAGTTGTGGCGAGCGGCGGCGTCTACTGTGGCGGGGAGGTTGTGCCGATGGAGCCGTATTGGTCGGACAGGACCGCGCGGCGATGGGTGCGCGTGCATTTGGACGACGGGCGGCGATTGCGGGTTCATCGCGTGGAGATTGTACAGAGGACAGACTAAATGGGATTGCCTGCTTATTCCGTTCTTGAGGTGCACCCGACAGGGTCGGATACCAACGGCGGAGGGTTCTCCATCGACCGAACAATGGCGACCGACGGCGCGATTTCGAACGCCAACACCTCCGCCCCGGTGATCTCGTCTGCCTCCTACTCGTTCCAATCGAGCGACGTCGGTGCGTGGTTATTCATATCGGCAGGCACGAATACTGTCAAGGGCTGGTATAAGATCGCGTCTGTCGCAAGCGGAGCGGCTACGCTTGATGCTGCTATCGGGCATGCCGTGGTGTTCGCGGGTGTGCCTAGCACTGCGGTCGGCTGCGGGAATGCCGCAACGCTAACCGGCGTTACGTGGACGGTGGACTACTCGCAGGGAGACGCGGGCATTGCGCTCTCCTCTCTCGCGACTGTCAGCCCGTGGACGACGATTACGTGCGCCGCCGCGACAAAGGCGTGGGTCGGAAACTTCATACACCTAGACGCCGTGGGCAGTTTCACGTCCGGATGGTACTGCATCATGTCTGTGATGGCGGGGACCTCATTCGTAGTCGATCGCGCCTGTGCTACGGCCGATTCGAGTGGGGGAACGGGAGCGCTGGGCGGCGCGCTCGCGACGCCGAATCAAGCGGCTACCGTCGTCACGTTCTCGAACTCGCGCGTATTCATGACGGGGGCATACACCATTTCGGCGAATGCGTCGTTCACGTCATATACCACGAACATCATTGGATATGGCACCATTCGCGGTGATGGAACGCGCGCTACTGTGAATGCCGGAGCCGATTCGCTAACATTGCTATACACACACGACGCGTATTACTCGACCATCACGCATATTGTGATGAATGGCAATGGGCACGCATCCATCAACGGCTACTCGGGAACATACCTGCAGGTTACCAACTGCATTGCTATCTCCTGCGACACTGGGATAAGCGGATATGGAGCCTACAAATGCCGTGCCGAGACATGTGCGACCGGTTTCAGTTGCAATGCAGATCGCTGCGTCGCCTATAACTGCACGACTGGATTTGGAGGCCAGATTTGTTCTGATTGCATCGCTATCGGCGGAACGTCTGGCTTTGCTGCTAACGCATTCTATATCGCCTATCGTTGTACAGCATATGGACAATCTGGCAATGGGTTCGCCGCTAGTGGGACGAACCTGCGCTGCGTAGGATGCATAGCCGCTGGTTGCGGAGGCGTAGGGTTCGCGCAGTCCTATAATACTATTGCCACGTTGCAGTATATCAACTGCTTCGCCTACGCCTGCACGGGAGGCTCTGTGCCATCTGGGACCGTCATGTACGGGGGATCGACGGTAACGACACTCTCCGCGTCCCCGTTCATCGACGCGCCTGGCGGAAACTTTGGACTGAATAACGACCCTAACGGCGGCGCGCTTTGTCGGGCTGCGCTGACCGATCAGTTCCAGAGCCTGCCTAACACCCACCCGTACTCCGACGCGGGCGCGGTCCAGCACGCAGACCCGGCAGTAGTGTTCCCTGCCGCGGGATCGATCTACGCGGGCAAAATTGGCACGATCGACGGCGTCACGCAGGTCACTGGCATACTCCACGCGTCGAACATCTCCGGCCCCGACGCCGCGAATGGCGGGGAGAACCTCTCCGCGTCGATCCTCGGCTCCGGGCACGTCGTGGACGACGTTACTGGTAGCCTCACCGGCGGTGGCATGGGCGGTATATTCGAATCGATTGTGAGGTAGGGCCATGTACCTCGGCTCATGGGCTATCAACGACGTTCTCACATTCAGCGTAAACACGCACTCGTTCTCAACTGGCGTCGCCGCGAACGCCGACAGCGTTCCTACGTATCGCGTTTACGAGGACAATACGCAGACACCGCTCCTGACTGGGTCGATGAGTGCGTTCGACCCTGGCAATGCCGTCGGCCAGTACGTCGCACAGATGACATTGAGCGCGGCGAACGGATTCGAGGTCGGGAAAACGTACACGATCCGGATCGCTGCGACTGTCAATGGCGTAACCGGCGCTTGCGTCCGAACGTTCCAGGTCGGGGCGAAGGTCAACACGACGCTGGTAGCCGGTACGGCGCAGACCGCGCGCGACATCGGGAATGCTCTCCCTGCCGCGGCTCCTGGGGCAAGTGGAGGGTTGCCCACCACTGACGGTACCAAACTCAACCAGACTGCGGTCCTTACATCCGCCGAGCACTCGTTGATCTCTGGCACAGACGTTCCTGCCGGGCTAACTGCGCAGGGGTACACAACGACGCGGGCGGGCTATCTCGACACGCTCAATGGGATTGTCGCCGCGATCTGGAATGCCCTGACGTCCGGCATGGCCACGGTGGGGAGCGTGGGCAAGCGCATCGCGGACTACATCGACGTCGCAGTAAGCTCACGTGGGACCGGTACGGCGCTTGATGCCGCCGGTGTGCGTTCTGCAGTAGGCCTCGCCTCGGCGAACCTCGATACGCAGTTGGCTGCCCTGCCGACGACCACCGTGCTCAACAGCCGCACGCTCCCGAGCGCGAGTTATGCCCTGCAATCCAGCCTTGACGCCCATCTGCCGATGGCGGTCAAGCGCAATCAGTCGCTCCCGGCGTTCACGTTCGTCATGCTCGACTCGGCGGACCACGTCACGCCCAAGTCCGGCCTGACGGTCACCGCGCGGCGCAAGCTCGACACAGGGGCGTGGGCACTGTGCACGAATGCGGTCTACGTCGATGCTGCGGCTCCGGTTCCGACATATATGATCGACCTCGCAGCGGCGGACCTCAACGGCGCAGTTGTGACGCTCTCGTTCACCGCGAGCGGGGCAGATCCGCTGCAGATTACGCTCATGACGCAGGCGTAGGGACATGATACTGACCTGGGGAAGGCGAACGCAGGCGTACGTTGACACGGGGCTGGGTCGAGTCGTCTATGGCACCGAGGGGGCCATCATTGTGCCCAAGACGCCAATCCCGGTAGTTTCGCACATTGCCCGAGATGTTGTCCGTTCCAGCACGTCCGCGAGCGTGAAGTCGGGCACTGTGCGCGTTGAGTAGGAGGGGCAAAACGTGGACCGTTACGAGTATGAGCAGGGGACTGTCGCCATCATCGGTTTCACGGTCCAAACGACGACCGGGAACACGCTCCAGATCATGCAGGCCCCGCTCTGGACATTGACCAGCCGAGACGGACTGTTGGCCGCGTATGGCACCTGCACGAGCTACGACGTCGCCGCGAGACAGAACCCGACCGCCTACGTTTCCGTCGACACGACGGCGATCCCGGCGGGGCAGTATGACCTCACGGCGACCATCCATCTCCTCGGCTCCGACAACCTGACGCGCACCGAGACGCAGACCTGCCGCGTGCAGATATCCGACCGTCCGCCGTGGCCGTAGGGCTGGGCATGGGGACGCCATTGAGCGGCGGAGGAGGCCCCGGCGGCGTGAGTGGCTACCGGGGCCTCCGAATGCTCAGCGGTTGACGCACTTCCTGATGAACTGGCTCATAGTCAAACACTCCTCCTCCGCCCTGCGCCGAATGTGGGCCAACTCCGCCTCCGACAGACGGAACCTGATCACGCGATCCCGGGGCTCCTGAATGTCGACGATCCCTAGCACCTCGGCGAACTCTTCTAGCGCATTGTCGTGCCTGCCCTCCTCCAGCAACTGCCGCGCACGTGCCGGAGTGATGGGTATGATGCGCCCACCCGCGAACTCCGTCTGTGGGCCTCCCTCGCCTGACAGGAACCATCTGCCGCCGTTGGGGGCGTAGTATAGCGTCGCTAGCCAACCTGCGTCTTGGTCGAGCGGGTTGTGGTAGACCGGCGCAACCGGTATCGCGTGCTTGGTATCGTAGGTCACCCCGTCGATCGTTTGCCGCATTGCCATCATCTTCTCCTATGCGTGAGCGGGGCGGGAACGGCTCCGCCCAATCGCCAGTGTTTAGTACTGTTCAGTGATCTTGATCGTGGCCCCCGAAGAGCAGCGAACGTGAACGCTGTCGGCGATCCTGACCAAGTCGTAGAGGTTATCGCCGGTGAGCTCCGCATCCGGCCAGATCGTCACCGCCGCGTATCGGAGTTCCCCGTTGATGTCGACGCTGTCGCCCTTGCGGATATCGAGCTCCCAGCCACGCACCAAGCCCGGGAACAGCGGCCCGACGATCCAGAGCGCTTCCCACGCCCGGTTCCATGCCAGCACGTGCCGCATATCCCAGGCAGTGTCCATTGAGCCGCATTCGACCTCTTTGCCGTCCTCAATGACAGAGTATGCCTTCGTCCCGTTCGGGCGGGAAACGGTCACGGCGTACCGAACGTGCTCATCGCCCGGTGCCCAAGAGACGTCGATCGAGGTCCGACCGGTCAACGTCCTGTGGCATACGTGGAACCTTCCATCGGTGAAGATGATGGCTGGGCCAGTGATCCCCTTGCCCATGGCACCTTCGGGGGTGCCTTCCGCGATCTCCTCCAGAGTGGGACGTAAGTCGTCGGCCTCCCAGAACTCCTCGCCCTGCGGAACGACGGACGATCTCGCCCACCCGTGCTCGTAGGCACGGGCGATCCGCAATGCTGCATTCGCGAGATCAATCGGGAGCTCCTGCCAGACCTGCTCAGTGTTCATCGTCCTACTCCTCCGCTGCGTCCCGAAAATGGTAACGGCTTACGCGGGTTTGCCTCATCAGCACGGGGGGAACCGCCTCCCCGTGGACCGGCCCGGAGGCCGGTTTCGGCCTGCCACCGTTCATTTGCAAGTGGCGAGCAGCTCCGCAAAGTCGAGCAGCTCGGCGGACCGCCTCCGGAGCATTGCCGCCTGCTTGTAGTACTTGCCGGCCTGCAAGGCGCAAGACCGGCGCTCGCGCTCGTCAAGATTCTCATCCTCGCGGTCGATATCGTATCCTTCCGCAAGATGCTCAACGCGATCGGCGTCCTCCGCGTACGCGCGGGCGACGCGGGTCATGGTGTCGAGCAGGTCGGAGAGCCTCTGCTCCTTCGAGGTGGAAGCGATCCAGGCGAGATCATGATTGTTCATCGTACTGCTCCTGCCCTGCGCCCCTAGTGGGTGGCGGATTATGGGCCGTTTGGCTTGCCTCATCAGTGCGTGGGGAGCCACCCCATCGCAGACCGGCCCTAGGGCCGGTTTCGGCTTAGTGCAGGTAGAAACATAAGTTCATGGCGAGGTCCCGGAGGTCCCTGGCCGTGGCCGGGTCCTCGTAGTCGAAGTCGAGGGCATGGGACAAGAGCATCTTGATGGTCTCGGGCAGGGTCTGCCCTTGGGCGTCCTCCTCAAGGAGGTGGTAGAGGTCGAAACGATTGTAGAGCGCGAGGGTCCCGAGGGTGGACTGCGCGGACGTTGCGGGCATTGTGGTCTCCAGAACCCTGCGCCCCCTCTGGGTTAGCGGCTTACGGGTTTGTTCTTACACCTATACTATACCACGCCGTAGCCACGCTGTCAATAGGGAGCGGCAAAAAATCCCAAGTTTTTTTCGGCCTGGCTAGAGCGCGAGGGCGGTCTGGTCCCGCGCGTCTGTCTCCGGCTGCAGGCAATGCGGCGATAGCCAGAGACGCTCGCGGTGCTGCTGATGTCCGGGGCCGTCGCCCTTGTTCCGCTTTTGCTTGCCCATGCCGCCCTTGAAGAGACCGTCTCGAAACCATTCGACCTCGCGCCAACCCGCGGCGACCAGCGCCGATCCCTCCTGGTCGAACCCGGCGTAGACGATGCGATAGCGGGGGTCGTCACCGTGCTCCAGGCACCACTCGCGTACGCGCGCGGCCACCTGTAGACTGTCGTTGTCGCCATAAAGCGAGGTATCCCGATCATCTACCCCATAGGGCGGGTCGAGGAATACTCCACAGGGCCCTTTCCCCTGCCGCACGGAAAGCGTGAGTGTCGCGCCGGAGGTCAGGACGCGCTCGTAGCTTCCGTTGATTGCGCCGGTCCAATCACCATTGATAATGCGGACGTGGCGGAGGCGTGCCGACAGGTACGCAAACCAGCGGCGCACCTCTGGCATTGTCATCGGATGGTAGCCACCAGTTTCCTCATAGTCGCTGGCGATTGCGGACTCTACGTCATCCTGCGGATTAGGGGGGCTGCCAACCATCCCCGGTTCGCGCACCTGAGCACTATTGACACCGCCATGCTTGTTCAAGTCGGGGATATCGCCTTTCACTCCCGGTTCGCGCGTGGTCTGGCGATTGACGCCCCGTCCGTTGTCGCCGAGATGCGGCAGACTGGCTTTTGCGCCGGGTTCGCGATTTCTCTTGCGCAGTATGCCGTTTTCGTCTGGCCACCACGGGCCACCGGTGCCCCATGCGCCTATCGAGCAACTCACGCACCACGCCCACCATCCGGCAACTACCGGGTCGCAGAACGTAGGATCGCCCGCCAGATGCGCCGTCGCCTCGCTCTTCCGCCATTTCAGGAGGAAGCACCCACGCGCGTGCTTGTCGAGCTCCGAGACGGGGTAACTCGCCGCCTCTGCCGCCTCCTGGGGTTTGAGCTGAACCGACCGCCAGAAGTTGGTCACCAGCGCGTCGATATCGGCCACGGTCTCGGAGCAGTACGGACGGTTGGCCGGATGCGGGCGGCGCAGTAGCACGGCGAGGGACCCGGCGAACGGTTCGACGTAGTGCGGGACGTCGCCGAGCGCGGCCCAAACCGCGGGCGCTGCGTCGGCCTTCCCGCCGAACCATGGAAATGGAGCTTTCTGGTAGTTCACGTCGCAACCCTCCTATCGAGCATGTTGGAGGCAGTGTATCAGATTCCCCAAAAAATGTCAAGGAACCTATTGACAACTGCGCGTCTATCCGATATGATGGGCGTGGAGGTGATGAACCATGACCGGACGGGAGCTGAGGGCGAGGCGGCGGGCCCTGGAGGTGACGCAAGCCGAGTTGTGCCGACGCGCAGGCGTTCGATGGTCGCTCTTGTCGGCGATTGAGAGGGAAGCGGTCATACCGGAGGCCCCATCATGCGACGCATTGGCTAGAATGTGCAAGGAGATCGCACTGGACAAACTGGGTAGGACGCTGGCTAAGATCGACGAGCAGGAAGCAGTCGCTGCTGCCCAATGAGAGGAGGGCCCGCCCGGATCGAGCCGAGCGAGCCCCGGAGGAGATGAGGATGGACAAGCATAGTGTACCACAGGACGTGAAGCCCTACAAGTGCGTCGCTTGCGGGTTCGAAACGGCGTTGGAGGCAGATGGTATCTGCTACAACTGCCGCCTAATTGCAGAGGCCGATGCGGCATGCGCGACGCCGGAGCAAATCGCGCGAAACGCTGAATTGTTGGGAGGGGGCCCTACCTGCGCGATATGCAATGGCAGGGGCGTCGACCGCGCGTGGGGTGACCCGGTTCCCTGCCCCAACTGCCGACCGGAGGAGTGGCGGACGTTCAACGCGCTCACCACACGGCCCCGTCGCCCTAACGAGATGAGACTCCTCGACAATCTGGACCCCGAGGCGCGCAGGTTGGCGCGGGAGCAGGCCGAGCGGCTGGGCGTGAGTGTCGCCGAGGCCGTGCTTCTGGCCCTGCGCGAGGCCGCGGAGCGGGAGGGGCTGGTATGAGCGCTCCAGATGCTGCATTGCTGCCTGAACCGCCGCGCGAGGTGCAGTGCCCGCTTCGGCCCGACGTACCCGGCAAACTGTGCCGCTACGTCGAGACATTCGCGGACCGCGGGTTCTACGAATACCGCTGCACGCATTGCCGCCGCGGCGTGCATGTTCTCTCCCCGGCTGAGGCCATGCGGCTGCATACGATCGCCGAGATGCACGCGCGAGATAGAGGCGAGCGATGACCGATGAACAGCGCGCCGAATGGCTACGCGAGCGCCGCACCTACCTGGGCGCTACGGATGTCCTGGCCATCATGGGCGCAAGCCCCTGGAAGACGCCTTTGGCGGTTTTCCTCGAAAAGACCGGATGGATCGAGCCTGAACCGCCAAACGCTCAAATGCTGCGCGGTCTGCGGATGGAGCCCTATGTCGCCCGCATCTACACCGACGAGACCGGCGAGGTGCTGCGCAAGGCGTCTTTCTGCCGCTGGCCGGAGCCGGCCCGGTTCATTGCCGCCTCGCCCGACTACGAGCGCATTCGCGACCATCGACTGGTAGAGATCAAAACGCACTCGCCGTACATTGCGAACGAGTACGGCCCGTCTGGCAGTGACGTTATCCCGCTCCATGAGCGGTTGCAGGTTCTCTGGCAGATGCACGTGACCGGCAGGACCGATGGCGCGGACCTGATCGCGTTGTTCGGCGTCGACGACGTTCGAATCTACGAGGTCGGATACGACATTCGCGTCGCCCGGAAAATGGAAGCGGCTGCCCGCGAGTTCTGGGCCTACCACATTCAGGAGGGGTACGCGCCCGAGCCGACCGAGAACGACGGGGATCTGCTGGCGAGTCTGTACCCACAGCACACGGCGCGCACGGTCGACGCCGATGACGAGCTAGAGGAGATCGTGGCCCGGCTAGATGCCGCGCGGGCGGCGCGAGAGGGCGCAGAACAGGCCGAGGAGCAGTGTATCGCCCGTCTGAAGGCCGCGATGGGCGACGCGGAAGCGCTGCGAACCTCTCGCGGAGTGTTCACCTGGAGGAACCGCAAAGGCGCGCCTGCATGGAAGACCATTGCCATGGAGCTGGGCCCGAGCGAGGAGCTCATTCGCAGGCATACGCCGGAGCATGGCCCGAGAGTGTTTCTGATGCCATTCAAAACGGAGAGGAGAGGATGATGACGATGACGAACACTACAATGATGACCGTCAATGTGAACAAGCCGGTCGGAAACGACCTGCGGACCCTCGCGCAATATCTGGAGGCGCGCAAGGCGGACATCGCGCAGGCGGCGGCCCGACACGTCTCTGCGGACCGATTGGCGCGCGTGGTGCTCAACTGCGTGGCGCGGACGCCGGCCCTGCGCAACTGTACGATGGTCTCGATCTACAGGTCGGCAATGATGGCCGCCGAGCTGGGCCTGGACCCCGGGAGCGCCCTGGGCGAATGCTATCTGCTGCCCTATAAGGATCAGTGTCAGCTCATCGTCGGCTACCGTGGGCTGATCACTCTCGCGCGCCGGAGCGGCGAGGTCGAGACCGTGCAGGCGTTCGTGGTCTACGAGGGAGATGATTTCGAGGTCAAACTGGGCACGCGCCCCGAGATCGTCCACAACCCGCGTTACGATGG